TATTCTTATTTAAAATTTTTATTTCTTCTTCTGCTTGTTGTATTCTTCTTTCATATTCATAAGCACCAAATCTTTCAAAAAGTTTTTGATTCTTTTCTAATTTTTCATTTTGTACATCAAGCATAGAATTTAATTCATCTAAACTTTTTGTAAATAAATCAGGTTGTACTAGACCTATAGCTTCTGCAAAATCTAAAATTGCTTTTGCTGTATTAATAAAAGCAGTTTGTAATGGCTCTAAAACTTGTCTTTTTAATCTAGTCATAGTGTCATTAAATGCTTCTGCTTTTCTGATAGTTTCTTCAGGAATTAAACCATCTGCTGATTCAGCTAAATCTTGCATAGCTTGTGAACCACCTTGCATTAAGACTGATAGTTTTAGACCTGCTCTACCAAATACATCAGCTAAAATTGCATTTCTTTCAAAAGCATTTTCAACACCGTCTAATGCTTTCATTAATTCTAAAAATACAGTTTCTACTGCTTTGCTTTCACCGTTTGCATCTTTAACACTTACACCAAATCTTTCAAGTGTTCTTCCTGCTTCTGTAGTTCTAATTTGTGCTTGACCGACTAATTTAGAAAAAACCATTAAAGATTTGTTGAATTCTTCTGTTGAGATTCCTGATTGACCTGCTGCAAATTGGTATTTTTGTAAAAAGTCTGTGCTTATTTTTAGTGCATCAGCAGTTTTACCTATATTGTCTGCTAATGCTAATGCTTCATTACCAAACTGTACTATTTGTCTAACAGCAAAAACACCTGCAAAAGCACCTGCAAGTTTCTTCATAGCAGTTTGTGTACTATTTACACTTTTGTTAACAGAATTAAATGCACCTTTAGTTTGATCTTTTGCGGTAATTCTAAATTTATAATCAGTTGCCATGTTTTATTTGCCTATTCTTTTCTTCTAAGTATGCCATCCATCCAGTAAATTCAGATAAGGACATTTTATTTTCTAGTTCTTCAACTGTAACATGTAAAAGTTCAGCTAAATAATATTTTGCAAATAATTCCTTATCTTCTGCTACTTTTTTCTTTGTTCATCTACAGTTGGTGTAGACATGATCTCAGTAGCTATTCTAGCTAATACATCTTTGTCTACATTGTTCATTAAAGTTTGTTTATCAGATAAATCAAACACCTTTTCACCGTCTTTATCAAGTGCTTTATAAATTAAGCAATAAGCCATTAATGCAACATCATCATCTTTTGCAAATTTTTGCAATTTAGACATTTCTGCTAACGTTAATGGCTTTGCATAAATTTTAACCACTTCATTCTCATCACTCCATTCAGGTACTTCAATACATTTAATTTCTAAAGTATTAAAGTGTTCTTTTGCTTTATCAATGAGTTTCATAGTTATACTGTTGTGCTAGTAATGCCACCTGTAAATTGTACATTTATTGTTGCTTCTACTAAGCCATCAAATGCACCTGTCCTTGTTATACCTGTTACTAAAGCAGTACCTGTATAATAAGTATCACCTGCAGTATCGCCTTCAGGATAAAAGTTGACAGTAACACTTGCACCAATAGTTAATGCATTTTGTGCTGTATCAGTTTCATCCCAGTAGACATCAATAGTACCTGTACCATCTGTTAAAGATGATTCATATGATCTAGCTGTGTCACCCATAGTAGTAGATTCAATAGTTGCAGCAGTCTCCTCAATTGAGTATGACCTAATTTCTGCGATTGCATCTGACCCTACTTTAACAGTACCTTCGCTACCTTTATGTATCGCCATTTTCTACCTCTTTTTTAGATTTTTTAGAAGATGATTTAGATTTAGGTGCATCTTCCTTCCACCCTTTACTTAAATAATACTCAACCTGTGTAGGGTGAGCAATTACAGTAATCTTACCATTTGGACTAATTAATTTCATAATTATCTCCTGTTAAACCGCCACATCAGGATTAGTTTCCTGTACATAGTAGTTAGTTAAAAAAGTCATTGTTACATAGCCTACTGGCTTTTCAGCTTCAGCATTAAATTCTATATCAGTAGATTCTATGTATGTATCTTTTGCTAATCCGCCTAATGTTGGATCTGCAGCTATAGCTTCTTCTACTTCTTTGCATATTGTATCAATAGTATCATCAAAGTTAGCAGTAGATTTTACATAACCTTCTACTACTACTGATAACTCCCTACTCATACTTCTATCAGTTCCTATGACAATAGGCATAGACACTTCTGCTTTTGTATAAATTAATAAAGCAGGTAATTTACCATTATCTAATGGATATACTCTTGACTCATAAACATTAGAGCCAGTTGTTGTTAAACCTGTTAAAGTTGTGCCGAAATATTCTCTAATTTGTTGTCTTACATGATTAGCCATTAGACTTCCTCTAGTAGTAAAGAAGTAAAACCTGTTCTATCAGGTTGTACATTTACTATAGTATAGCTAGTTGCAGCAGTTAAGACATTACCTGCAGTATCTTTTATAGCTGCTACATCTAAAGTATCACCAAAAGCAACATCAGGTACATCTATAGTTTTAACTAATGCAACCGGTTGAAAACCATTAACATCAACTGTACCACCTTCAACACCAAAGTATTCTTGATTAATTATTACATTGATTGTGTATTTGTTGCCTGAATCTATATCGTACCATGTGTCTATGAGTCCGTTCCTAGAATCCCATAAAGTAGTGCTATTGCCATAAACAGCAGTTACACCATGACCTGTTTGTATGTCTAAATAAGCGTTAAAGTCTGCAGCACTTTCTAAAGCCATTATTTTTTTGCTCTTTTCTTGACTGGTTTAGTTTCAGATTTTTTTAAACCTACGCTTCTATTTGCTTTTTTTGGTTTAGCAGTTTCTTTATAAAGTTCTGCTTTTTTGTTTGACACAAGTGCATAACCTTGTGCAGCATCTAACTCTACAATATCACCTACATAAACCCTTTGTTTATTAGCAATAGTGTCTCTCAAAATTATATATTTTTTCACTTCATTAGTGGTGGGGCTTTTCACCCCACCGTTTTTAGTAGTTAACATTAACCGTCATTACCTAGACAGAATGAAACTGCATTTCTAACAGCTACATCTATCATTTGAATGCCAACAACTCTAACTGTACCACTAGATGAATTCGTATAAGGATCCACAATTATATCGAGACCGCCAAAAAATCCTACTAATAGGTCTGAAAAGTTACCAAAGTAATGGTCGCCTGATGTTGGTTGATTAGAAACAACTACATTGTAGTTATTAACTCTACCATCTCTATCAACAACAAACTGAGCAGTACCTGATGCTTTTTCAGTTGTTTTTAATGTTCCATAGTCGTCTGCTCTCATAATGTAAGAGAGATTTCCTAATAAAGCGTTATCTACAGCTACTTGGCTTTCCATATTTACAGTTTCAGCCCATGTTGGGTTAGCACCTGCAAATGTTACAGTATTAATACCTGAAGTATTTTTAATACCTGTTGGGTTGCCTGATGTGCCTGAACCTTCTAAAGCACCATCATCAATAGCTAAAGCCATGCTTTGTGCTATGTCATTTCTAATTAAGTTTTCAACATCTAATGAAGACTGAACTAAAAGTTGTCTTGTTACGTCTGTAAAACAACCTAAAGTTTTAGGTGACATTGTTACGCTTCCAATAGTCATTTCTGACTCAGCAACAGCAGTTCCTTCGCTTGATACGAAAGCAGCAGTAGAAGAACCAGTTTTTTTAGGAATCTTAACATCGCCTTGTAATCCTCTTAGTAATGTTGCACCTGCAGCCATTACAGAAGATGAATTTCTTAATGCATCAATAAAGTCTCCACCTCTGAAGTCTTGACCTACTAGACCTGCATCATCAGTTGTGTTTAAGTCCCTTTGTGACCATTGTGCTAATACTTCAGGTGGTAGCATAAGACCTTGTGTGCTTCTACCATAAGCTTCAGCAGCAGCAGCCGAACACTCAAACTCAAAAGCAGCATCAGCTTGTGCTTTTCTATCTGATGGATTTGCTAGTGCGTTTATACCTCTTACTAAAGAAAATCTCTTTAGTTCTTTTTTGCTTAAACCAATATCATTTGGAGTTTCTAGTGGCTGACTAGCAATAGTTTCTAGTAATTCACCTCTAAATTCTTCAATTGTTTTGTGTTCAGCAATTGCTTTTGCAGCTAAATCTTTTTGATTGTGTCTTTCAGCTAACTTGTAAATCTCTTGTGAGTTTCTTTTTAATTCAGCTTTGACTTCTTCAGCAGATTTAGCTTTAACTTCGTCTAAATTGACTTCGTTATCCATTTTAATCTCCTTAAAAGATTGAGAACGACCAACACCAACAAGTCTGCTTTGGTCTGCAGGTACAGACACGCTAGATACTTCCATTGGTGTCCATGCTGCTCTATAGCTAACTTCTTTAGCGTCTTTCATTCTCATAAGTTTATTTACGCGGTATCCAACTGAAATATTCATGCGAATACCATCCTTTACATCTTCAAACACTTCTGAAGCAAGTCGACTTTTACCAAATCGAACTACAGCAATTGTCCTTTTAGCTGTTTCATCTAGTCTGAAATCTTCTATAACACCAATTTGCTTTGTCATATCATGGTCTAAGAGTAATGGTGCTCTACCTGAATTTATAAACTCCATGTTTATATCTTCAGCTTTATGACTCAATATCTCTAAACCAAATGACCTTTCAACTGGCTCTTCTGAAGAAACACCGATTCTTACTGTTCTTGTTTCTTCATCTATAAATTTTGCTCTTGATAAATCTATGTTCCTGTATCTCATAGGCATGTCTACAACCTTTCTGTCTTCTTCTTCATCGTGATATGGTCTTTCAGCTTCAGTTTCTTCAACTTCTACTTCTTCAGCTTCCATTTCTTCTTCATGCTCTTTTGCAAACTCAACAATTACAGATTCATCTGTTTCGCTTACGTTTAATATATGTCTATCTTCTTTATCTTTCATAGATTTTTCCTCTTTTTTTAATTTTTCGACAATTCTTCGTGACCATGCATAACCTGCATCGCCACCCCAAAGTGCCCAAGCTATTCTACCATTTGAGGGATAGCCATCTTCACCTGCACTAAACCCTTCAGCTTGTTTGTCAACTTCATGTCTGCTAAAAAAACTATACATCCTTTTAACAGTATCATCTGATAGATTTTCACCTGCTACAATTTGCCTTGCTCTTACAGCACCTACTCTTGTACCACCTCTACCAAATTCTTCTCGCCAGTCTAAACCTTTTTGTGCTTCAGACTTCATGCTATCAGTAGGTTTAGGCATCGTCTTCACCACCTTCTATTTTAGGCTCAACTGGTATCTTATTAGCACCAAATGGTTGATAAGCTAATTCTATATCATATTCTTTAGCTAATTCTACCTCTTTTTGGTGTTGTTCAAATAATTCCTCAACGTCTCTACCATAATTAGCAGATATATCGCTATAAGTGACTGTTCCATTTTGCAATCCTACTACATTAGCGTTCATTTCTTTAAGTGGGTCAATCCAAGCAAAGTTTCTTGGTATATATGTAACTGATGATCTAAATTTTTCTACTTTTTCTATAGGCAATGATAAATAACCTGTAGATATAGCCATTTCTAGCCATTCATTAAATATAGGTTGTATCATGTGCTCAACCATAAACTGTTGCCATATTTGGAAAGTGCTTCTATCTTCTAAAGCACCTTGTCTTATAGAAGAATAGTTAACTGATGTTAAATCGTTGCTTAAAGCATGATAAGAAATATTAAGACCTGATGCTATGCTTCTTAATACGCTAGATGTAAAGCTATCAAAAGCACTTGTTGGATGTTGTGGGTCAAATGATTGAAATGATACTCCTGCAGGTAATTGTTCAAATGTTCCTGCATTTGCAGTAGTTACTGGATTATAAATATCTTCATATTCACCATCACCTACATATCCTTCACCATCAGGTGAGGTAAAAAATCCCATTTTACTTGCTGCTGTTCTTGCAGCTACTATTTCTGCTTCTAAATATGCATTTAATTGCTTAACATTCGCCATTACAGTAGCAATACTGCTGACTCCTCTAGTTTGTTCTGCTCTTGATGGCATATAAAGATGGATTATCTCGTCTGCAGGTACTCTTATGTGTTCGTTTTCATTCATATAAGTTTTATCAAATGGATGTCTTTTATAAATGTGATAAGCAACTGGTTTGTCATACTTATCTACTTCAACACCCATTTTTATCTCATTACCTGTCTTAGAATCGTGTTTGTTTAAATCTTCGTCTAAATGGTCTGCTTCTAAAAACTGTATTTGAAACCCAAATGGTGAATCAGGCATTTTTAGCTTTCTAATTAATACTTCACCATCCCTTGCCAGTGATTCTATAGCTATTTTTTGACAATCTAAAAATGACAATCTGCCATTAGCTGTGCAATTGCCTTTTTTTGTCCATTCTTTCCATGCTGACTCAATTAGTTTGTTAGCTAAAATGTCTAATTTGCCACCATTAACTTCATCATCTAGTCTTACTTTAGAACTAACTCTAATTCCTGCTTTTCCTACTACATTAGAGATCATTAAATTCAAATATCTTGCTATATGTGAGTCATTTCTAGCAAGTTCTCTTGCTCTATCTCTTAAAACTCTTAAATTATCTTTAATTTCTGCATCTGCTGATGCTGAACTTGTCACGAAATCTGCAAAAAGTCTGCCAGTATTTGCACCTGTGTAGCTTCTTTGCATTTTAAACTTGCGTTTTACTGTTGGTTTAGCACCAAGGTTAAATATTCTGTTATACCATGCCATTTTATGTGTAACTTGTTGGATTTATTGTTTTTTGTGAACCAAACTTAACTTTTATTGTGTTTCCACTACCTTGACCATTAGCTATTCTAGCTTGTTTCACTTCTTTGTTATATTCTGCCTGATATCTGTCTTTTAGAGTAAATAATTCATCAATTGACATTCTAGAAAGTGATCTACCTGCAATAGACATAGAACTTTGATCCATAGTTGCTCTATTTTCTATTACAGCTTTAACAGCATCTAACACAATCTTCGCATGACTTCTTACTGATGCGTTTGTAGTCGCATAATTGTCTTGTATTTCTGTAAAACCTTCAGATAATTTGATTCTTGCGTTGTCTGATGTTCTTGTTATGTATTCTACCCAGTTATACTCACCTTTTGTATAACTACTAGTATTGCTTGTAGCAACTATGTATTCATCACCTGATTCTGTAGTTCCTATTGTAAAATTAGCAGGTGTAGCACCATCTATAAGATTAAACTCATAAGATAGAGAATAATCTGCTGTAGGATAGTCACTCGCTAAGTTGCTTTTTTTCCATGCCCAAAAATCACCTAGCTGTAAGACAGCAGGTACATTTGTAGGATAATTAGTTGAATCAAATTTGTTGCTCAAACAAAAACCTCATTAAAGTTAGATATATCTTATCTAATACTAAGCGTATCTGTGCAAATTTGCAATAACTTAACAAGAATTATTAATATTTCCACGAAGTAGCAAAGTTATTGCGATTTATACCCTTTTTAGCAGGTTTAACTCTATTTTGTTCAGGTTCATTAGCATTACCTGTTAATAATCGTTGTTCTAGTATGTCAAAGTTAGGATTTAGTATATATGCAGCAGCTAAAGCATAACAAATCGTGTCTAGTGCTTCGTTTCTCTCTCTTATCTGTTTCCAGTATAAAGTTTTTCTACCTTTTACAAATTTAACAAATCTTTGCTCTGCTGTAAGTTGATTAAAATATTCTTCATCAACAGTTGATGGAAAGTGTAAAGTAGAATAACCATATTCTGCTGCAAGTCGCGAATAGATCACTTCTTTTGCAGAATCACTACCTACTGGATATAAAGTGTTATTTTCTTTACCTACTTTACTAGGTCTACCTACAACACTCTTACCACTTTGTGATTGGCCCTTGACTGCAAATATTCTTCTACCTTTTTTGTTTTTTGTAAAAGCATAGACCATTTGCGTTTGGAATCCTGAATCTATAGTAGTACATGCAATATTCATAACTCTACCTGAATGTGTTTTAAATCTTGTA